AAAGCATACGCCGAGGGTCGAGTTAAATAGCCTTAAAGGAGATTTATCATGGCTACAGCAACTTATCCCGGCGCGTCAGGTAATACCGCCTTAACAGAAGCGGCAACATTTGTACCAGAAATTTGGTCAGATGAAATTATTGCTTCTTATCAAAAGAACTTGAAGATGGCTCCCCTTGTCAAACGTATCGCTATGAATGGCAAGAAGGGTGACGTTATTCATATCCCTAAGCCTACTCGTGGTGATGCCAACGCTAAGGCGGCTGATACTGCGGTAACGATCATTGCCAACACAGAGTCAGAGTTGCAGGTTACTATTAACCGGCACTTTGAATACTCACGTCTGATTGAGGACATCGTAGAGGTTCAAGCACTTGGATCTTTGCGTCAGTTCTATACTGAAGACGCTGGTTATTCGCTGGCTGTACAGGTTGACAATGACCTTCACGCGGCTGGTACTGGCTTTGGTGATGGTGGTGCTGTTGTATTCAGCCCTGCTGCTACTGATTACCAGCACACTGGTTGTTTCTTTAACGATAACGGCACTACCACTCAGTACACTGATGACACCCTGGTAGCTGGTGATGAGTTTACGGATGCATTTTTCCGCGACATGATCCAGAAGATGGATGACAACAACGTACCGATGGAAGGTCGTAACCTGATCGTTCCTCCCGCAACGCGCAAAGCGATTATGGGTATTGATCGGTATGTATCATCAGACTTTGTTTCTGGTGGCACAGTCAATAACGGCTTGATTGGCAATCTGTATGGCGTAGATGTTTACGTTTCTGCAAACTGCCGAACAATCGAGGCGGCGGCTGATAACACTGCATCTAGTGTTGATACCCGTGCGGCAATGTTGTTCCACACTGATGCCGTCGTTATGGCAGAGCAGTTAGCTGTACGTTCTCAGACTCAGTACAAGCAGGAGTACTTGTCTACTCTGTACACCGCAGACACCCTTTACGGTGTTCAGGTGTATCGTCCTGAAGCTGGATTTGTCATGGCAGTACCATCTGCCTAATCCAAACGGGGGCTTCGGCCCCCTTTCTTCTTTTCAGGCTGGGAACTACCAATGGCTAACTACACTAAGACTACTGACTTTGCGGCTAAAGACACGCTTCCTGGTGGCGATACCAACAAGGTTGTTCGCGGCTCAGAGTTTGAAACTGAATTTGATGCCATATCGACTGCGATTGCTACTAAGTCTGATACGGCAGGCCCTACGTTTACTGGCACAGTTACCATTCCCACTGTTGATATAAATGCAGGAGCTATTGATGGAACTGTAATAGGCGCTTCTTCAGCGGCCGCCGCTACTTTTACAAATCTTACTGCGACAACAGCAGACATTAACGCAGGCACTATTGATAATGCTGTGATTGGTGGCTCTACAGCAGCCGCTGGTACTTTTACTGATCTTGTTGCTACATCTGCCGATATTAACGGTGGAACGTTAGACGGCGCTACAATTGGCGGTTCGTCTGCTGGTGCAGGTACATTTACTAATTTAACTGCTAGTGGCACTGTCAACTTTAATGGCGCCACTGTTAGCAACCTTGGAACAATTACTACTGCTAATCTTGATGGTGGCACAGCAGATAACATTGTTATTGGCGGGTCAACACCAGCGGCAGGTACGTTTACTAGTGTTGTAGCGACTACTGCTGACATTAATGGCGGCACTGCTGACAACGTAGTTATTGGCGGGTCTACTGCCGCGGCAGGTACATTTACTACGCTTGCAGCTACTTCAGCCACGGTTGGTGGTGCTAATGTATTAACCAGCGTAGCATTTTCCAATCTTGACGCTGGTGCAGTAACTACGTCTGGCGAAACCTTTGCAGATAGTGACACCCAGATACCAACAAATGCAGCTGTAAAAGGCCACGTTGAAGCTGTTATTCCAACTCTTACTGTCACTGAAGCGTCTGTAACACAACACCAAGCGGCTCTTGCGCTATCTACTTCACAAATAACCAGCGGAACATTTGCAGATGCGCGAATAGCGCAATCAAATGTTACACAGCACCAAGCTGCTTTAGCTATTACGCAATCTCAAATAACTGGTGGGGTTTCGCCTACATTTACGGCTACAGCATCTGGGACGTTAGCCAATGGCGATACTGTTATTGTGAATAGCAACGGAACAGTAAGCAAAGTCGGGGAGTCAGTAGATTCAACTCCAGTTGCTCAATCAGCAGTAGTATTTGAGTCTGCTACCACTGATGAAATATGTGCAACATTTGATTCAAATTTAAACAAGGTTGTTATTGCCTACAAAGACGAAGGTAATTCAAATCATGGAACAGCAGTTGTAGGGACTATTTCTGGAACAACAATTACTTTTGGAACTCCAGTTGTATGGCTGAGTAGCCAAGCAAAAGCCATTGCAATAGGGTTTGATTCTAATTCAAACAAGGTTGTGATTGCTTTTAATGATTTTGAAAACAGTCAGCATGGAAAAGCTGTTGTAGGCACTGTTTCTGGCACTAGTATTAGTTTTGGCTCTGTGTCTACATTTGAATCGGCAGAAACTAAAGACTGTCGCATGGCTTTTGATTCCAATTTAAACAAAATGGTAATTGCCTACAGAGATAATCCTAACTCTAATTTTGGAACGGCAGTGGTAGCCACTGTTTCTGGGACATCAATAAGTTTTGGGACTCCAGTGGTATTTGAGTCTGCTGAAGTAGCCAAGGATGAGTTAGCAATAGTTTTTGATTCTGATGCTAACAAAGTTGTTATTGCATACTCTGATGGTGGAAACAGTAATCATGGCACTGCAATTGTTGGCACGGTTTCGGGCGATAGTATCAGTTTTGGAACTGCTGTTGTGTTTGAAGCGGCAAGTACAGATGAGATTTTTGCGGCTTTTGATTCCAATTCAAACAAGGTTGTTATTTCTTATCAGGACGAAGGCAATTCAAATCATGGGACTGCAATTGTAGGCACTGTCTCCGGGACATCTATCAGCTTTGGTTCTGCCGTAGTATTTGAAGCCGCAACCACTGTAAGGCCAGCAATTTCTTTTGACTCTAACGCAAATAAAGTAGTAATTGCTTACAGAGACGAGGGCAACTCAAATCATGGCACTGCTATTGTCGGGACTGTTTCTGGAACGTCAATTTCATTTAGTAGTGCTGTAGTTTTTGAGGCAGCCGCAAGCAGTAAAATGTTTACTACTTTTGACTCTAATGCAAATACAGTTGTAATTGCTTATAGAGATGAGGGAAATAGTAACCACGGAACATCTGTTGTTTTTCAAAGTCAAACATCAACGACCAATCTTACAACAGAAAACTATATAGGTATTTCAAACGCCGCTTATTCTGATGGTGCAACTGCGACTATTCAGGTGGTTGGTGCGGTAGATGATGCTCAATCTAGTTTGACTCCAGGTCAATCATATTTTGTTCAAAACAATGGCAGTCTTGGTCTTACTGCGGGCGATCCATCTGTTTTTGCAGGAACCGCAGTTGCTGCTACAAAGTTAATTGTTAAGGGATAAAACAGTGAAAACAATTACTGAAAATTCAACTAAGTTATCTAGGTATTTGTTTGAAGATAGTAAGTCGGTATCTATGGGTTCTGAAAAAATTACTGTTGGTGAATCCTCATCTCCTGACTTTTATATTGATGATTTAAATTCAGGTAACGCTACGCTAACAGAAAATGTCACAGATTCTCCCGGTGATTGGAAGGGTGGAAAATATACTTATGATCCTAGCGCTGATCCTAAATGGGTAGCCAATTCAGATTGGCGAGACTCTAGCGAATGATATGTGAAAACAATTGTTTTGTATCTGGTGTTGAATACCTACACCTACACATGGGCTATTGGCAGTAGGACAAGGCTAGAGCATTACAGGATATGCAAATACAAGGAGGTAGGTAACGAGTCAGATCAAACGTACACCTGGTATTTACCTTGGCCTAATTCATATTGTGATCCTTACGTTATATATGAGGTGACAAATGATTGACCCAATCACAGCTGCGGCGGCAGCTACGAAAGCATACGCAGGGGTCAAAGCATTTATTGAAGCAGGCAAGTCCATTGAGGATACGTTTTCAGTAGTAGCTAGATGGCAGGGCCATGCATCAGATGTTTTGTATGCAAACCAGAGGCAACAAAAAAAACGCAACCCGCTTAAAGATGTGGTGTTTGCAAACTCAGTAGAAGCAGAAGCGGCACAGATGTTTGCCGCAAAGAAAAGAATAGAGACACAGAGAAAAGAAGTAATAACATTGCTGCAGTATGCATACGGTAACGAAGGTTTAGAGGAGTACCGTAACTGCATGAAGGAAGTTCAGGCGCAAAGGCAGAGAGAAGTTTATGCACAGCAAGAAGCAAAGGATGTATTAATTAAGTCATTTTGGATTGCAGTTCTTGTGGGTATAGCTGGTTTATTGATTACGTTTATTGTTACGGCAGTTTCAGGAAAATAAAGATGGAAGAGTCAACAAAACAAGTAATAGATGTAATTAGCTTTGGCACTGTTTTGGGTACTATTTCTGCGATTCTTCCGCCACTTTCTGCCTTGTTTACGATTATTTGGGTAGGCATTCGTATTTGGGAGACCGATACAGTCCAAGAGCTGTCAGGCCGCAAGCAAAAACGTGACGATAAAGGTCGATTCGTAAAGGATGATGACTAATGTTACAAGCACTATTAGGGCCGGTAGCAGGGTTAGCAAAGACATGGATGAACAATCGCCATGAGCAGTCCCAAGCCAAGCATCAGGCAAAGATGCAGGTCATTAGCAACACAGCCACTTGGGAAGAAAAGATGGCTGAGGCCAGTGCTAGTAGCTGGAAAGACGAATTTTGGACGCTTGTATTGGCGGTTCCGCTTTTTTGTTTGGGTTACAGCGTTATTGTTGATGACCCCGCGATTCTTCAGCGTGTTTCTAATAGTTTTTCTGCTTTGGATAATTTGCCGGATTGGTATCAGTATTTATTGTTTTTGGCGGTATCTGCATCGTTTGGAATACGTGGTGCTGATAAGTTGATGAAGCTGAGGGCCAAGTAATGTCGCTGACGGTTACATCTGAAGACCTAGTAGATAAAGCCAATCAAATTATCAAGCTATATAACCAGTATCTTGGCCGTGATCCCTTACAAGGCGGCTTGGATGGCTGGCTTGCGACAAACCAAAGCATTGAGCAGATTGAGCAGGGTATAGCTAACTCTCAAGAAGCTGCTGTATTTGAAACATTTAACGAGACTGTTGGCC